ATCAAACCCTACTTTGGGATCGTCATTGCATAATTCTGCATGTTGAATCCCCATCTGTTGTAGCCTTTGTATTGCGAGTAGTCTTCATCACCACGACTGTAAGAACTTGTGTAGTGTCTGCGCACTTGGTTGTATGCCACCAAATCAGGCCAAACTCTTGACATGAGCTGCAGATCACGCGCGTAGGTGTAACGCAGTAACTCACGCAGGACAGAGTTCCAGTCACTTGGATCGGTTGTCTTGTGAATTCCTGATCTGTCGGTCCAGGTGTCATAATTGAAATCAGGACAGTCCTCATTGTAAGTGAGGAGATAAACTTTGATACGCAGCTTGTCATGGTTTTCGTGCTCAGGGTCCTGAACTCTGTGCCATAATGACTGATAAGAAATCGGTGTTGTGGCCCATGAATGAATCTTGATTGGATCGTGCAAGTTCATGTCTCCACCAAAAGCCAGGACTCTTTGCATAAGACACTAGGCAATCATCCTCTTCATGTCATCGTAAGTCACACCTACGGGTTGGGCAAAGTAGAGCACATTTTCCAGTTCATCTGATCCCTCCTAGTCCAGTGTACTGGTGTAATTGCGCATGTTGTAAACATCACTAATGAATGCACTGGCATTGTGTGTTGTAGCGAGTGCTGGATTGTGTTTTCCGTCAAGAGAGTAGAATTTGACCTACACATCCATTCGCCATGCGCTGTCATTGCTCAAGTCAACCCAATATCCTTGATTTGCAGCAAATGGTTTCTGTCCCAGGAATTGGAAGTCCTTGTCATAGCTGAAGTCCTACCATTCATGACTCTGGAATCTGAAAATGTTGTTGTGGAACATCGTGTATTGTTGGCCCAGCATAGTGGCAAGGAGAGATTTGAACACTGAAAACTGGTCGTATCTAGCTCCTGATGTTTTGCTCATGATAGTCATCCTGAGCTCGTCGTCCATCGACATATCGAACTTACTTGAGCTCGGTAATCCAGCCTTGTCGTTCAAAATGTCATCTCTGGCATAATAGAATAGCTTGACAGCCTTTTCAGATCCTTGGCAGAGTGCCGCGAAGTTGTCATAGCTGAGCTCGTCATCAAAGGCCACATACCTGACCTCATTTGGCTTTCGCTTGTTCTCACCACCATCATTCGAGAGGAAAGTCAACCAATCCGTCAGATTAACAAGCTCAACAACTTGATCCTGTTGATTTGTCACCAATATCGAGCCCGGCTCGTTGTCGGCAATGGCGAGCTTATGACACCAAACAGTCGGAGCCAAAAATCTCGGGTTTACAGACACTCTCTGAATTTTGTTATCAGGGTCTTGGATTACTGCTCGTGCAGTGACGAATTACAATGACTCTTGATAATTGTCAAGCTGAGCTTAGGTTGCATTTAGAACGCTGTCTGATCCAACGAACTGCTGGAGTGTGCTGGCCATTTCAGCAAGAGTAGTGCCAGTCTTGAATCTGTTTGGTGTTGAGTATGGTACAGATTGGCCCGTCATGGGGTATATGGTCTTGTCATATACCAATTGCTCAGCAGTCTTGTCAATCTTCGATTCTTCCATAATAGATTGCACGGCGCTCTGCATTTGATTTTCGACGGATATCTTGGGCATAAGATCTGTCGCTTGGGCGTTCGAACCACCGAGACCTCTTCCCAACTTGAGTCTTATCGGACCTGAAGCGTCACAGAAATAGTCAACTGTCCTGTTGCTGTTTGGTCTAAAGTAAAAGCCACCCACATCGGACTTAGTGCTTGGAGCAATGAACGTTCCACCCAACACCACTTCTTGCGGCATTTTGAAG